AACTAAAATTATTAGATAGGTAATATTTAACTGCTGATAATTTATAGTCTTCTGTTTTATGTTTCATTATAATTACCTAATAAAAATATATAAATATTTGTCTCATTTTAAATCTTCAAGGGTGTAAATAGTTATATTATATACAAACTATTCACATCTTATTTTTTTAATTACAACTAAAACCAAGTTTGATATTCATGGTTTGTAGTTCTTGCGAAAGAAGTTTGAAAGCATATGGAATTCTAACCTGTATAATTTCAGAGTTTACCTTGCAATAATTGCACTTGTATAGGTTTTTTGTTGGATTTGCGTTCGCAGTCATTCCACAATTTTTACAAACAAAGATTCTATAATTGTCTGAGGTATCTAGCATTTTTTCTTTTAGAAACTTACTCACTCCATGTCCAATAAGACAATCGCGTTCCATTTCTCCTAGGCGAAGACCTCCATTTCTAGCACGTCCTTCAGATGGCTGTCTTGTTAGCATAACAATGGGTCCATTCGAACCTCTGGAATGAATCTTATCATATACCATGTGTTTTAGGCGTTGATAGTATGTGGGACCAATGAAAATTTCTGTTTTAATCTGTTCTCCGGTTCTACCATTATACATGATTTCATTACCATATCGTTCCATACCTGACATTTCTAATACTTTAGCAATTGATTCAACTGAGCAATCTGTGAATGGAGTCGCATCTCCACATGCACCAATATGACAACCTGCTTTTCCCATAATACATTCCATTAATTGTGCCATAGTCATTCTAGAAGGAATCGCATGAGGATTCATAATGATATCTGGGACAATACCATCTTTCGTGAAAGGCATATCTTGATGTTTGTAAACCATTCCAATACAACCTTTTTGAGCACTACGAGAAGCAAGCTTGTCACCAATCTCGGGTTTTCTATTTTTTCTAACACGCACATTGCAGAATTTGTATCCGTCGCTATTTGTTCCAATATAATTTAGATCTACATACCCTTCTTCACTTGGTTTTAGAGATTGACTGCTATCATTGAAAGTAATAGCGCCATTTGTTTTTTTAGGCATTACTTTACCGACAATGATATCAGACCCATCTACATATGTATTCTTGGGTACAAATCCATCGCTTCCTAGTTTTTTATATGAGAAAGGTTTTAGAGAATTTGCATCATTATCAATAGGATTTACAAAGAATTCTTCTTCGCCTGTACTATGATTTTTAGTACATTGCTCTTTAATTGATTTGTAATGTGTGCTAGTATATAGTCCGCGATCTAGTGCAGATTGATTGATAATAATACTGTCTTCTTGATTAAATCCAGTATGTGTCATAATTGCAACCACTGCATTAGTGCCAGATGGCATTTCATTACTGAATGTGTATTTAGATAATCTAGTGTATACCATTGGTTTTTGAGGATAATTAAGAATATTTCCCATGGTATCAATGCGTTTGTTAAAATTGCTAGCATAAATACCAAGTGCTTGTTTCCCCATAGCACAATTACTTACTGCGAATCCATTTCCTGCAATGAAATTGTGATTATCGCTATGTACAGTAATATCAGAAATATCTTGATTATTTGAAACATACATTCGATTAAATGGCACAAATATCAGATCTCCTTGAACACGAACTGTATTTTTCCATTTTTTCAAAGTATATATCTTATGGATTTTATTGATATTAACACTATTACAGTAATGCTGATGCATCATAAATTCCCCCACAATAGCGATATCAGTCAATAGCTTATTATTATATTTAAATGCAATAGTTTTATACATATTATAGATAGTTTGATTTGATTCAAACCACGTTGGGATAATATTCAGTTCTGTCATCAAACTAACAATTACTAGATTCATGCAATTTGTATTTGATTTTTTGATATCTTCGATACTATATGGGTAATATGCAGAAAGATATCCAGCAACCAATTCATTTTTTATCATCGTTGAACATTTGTTAATCCATGAAATATCTGCTGTAATATATTTCATATACTCTTTGAATTTTTCATCATTCATTCCATACTCAGCAAAACCAATATATCTAACATCATTGTCGAATGAATCTTTATCATACTGATTGTTGAATTCTAGTTTGTCATTCATCATATAGAATCCAGTTAGTCTTGCAATTATTGACAAATTTGGGTGATCTGATTTAAGTGGCAATAGATTCATATCTGTATAGAAGTTGCTAGTATCATATTTATTTTCAATAATCATAAAATCGCTGAAATTAAATGAATTGGTGTTATCTAATTTCATCATATAAACTCCCACAAGCGTATTATTATCAAAATCAACGCAAGTTTTCCAACCTTTGTCTGTCATAAATTTATGATCATATGTAGCGGTAATGGTTCTTCCGCTGCTTAATACAATATCATATACCTGTTTATCTGTTTTACGATTGTAATGATTTACTACTGTGCTATATTTTTTCTGCTTTGTATTTAAGTCGAAGCAAACGACTTCATCGCCAATTTTCATGTCTTTAATTAGTTTATGTTCTCCATTACTCATTAAGACAGTCTCGTTTTGCGCAATACATTGATAACAATTTCTAGGAGACTGATTATGATCACTGAAAGGAATATTTACGCCAAGAATACCATTCATAAGACTTGGATGAATTTCACAATGTGTATAACAAGGTGGATAAGAGATACCTTTCATTCCTTTATCAAGTTCATGCGGAAACATTGCAATCATAGCGTGATTTATTTCATCACTATCCAAGTATTCAATAAATCCTTCTTCATCTTCCATGCTGTCTACATCATTTGTAATATGAGACGACGAAGAAAGATATGATTCGAATGTTTTGTCATTGTTAAATTCTTCCCATGTCATATTTCTTTCTCTTAGAATTTTATTGATTCTCAATTCTTTTTTACCAGTTTCTCTATCATAATCTACAATAAGAAGAGGTCTGTACATTCTTCCTGCTTCAGTTGAAATAATGATAGATCTTTCTTTAATATTCCATACAACGGAAGTCATTGGATAAATAACTCCACTGCGTTTATAATGTTTTAGTACATTGTATAGTTTAAGTGGATCAGTGTGATAACCAACAATATCTCCATTAATTTGAATATACACATTTTCTTTATTCCCCATCAGTTTTAAATAATCTTGAACATTCTGTGTAGAGTCGTCGTAAATAACTACACCAAGATCAAGTACTATCTCTCTTATATGAGCACTATTCATATATACAGAAATATTAGTGCTTAGTGCCATATTTTTGACAAGACCAACTGAAGCGCCTTCTGGTGTTTCTGCAGGACAAATCATTCCAAGTTGAGAATTATCTAATTTACGAGGTTGAACAAGTTTACCATTTTTTTCCATAGCAGTATTGATTCTTCTTAGATGCGATAGCGTACTGGCATAAGACATTCTATTAAGAACCTGGGAAACGCCCTGACGAATGTTTTGAAAACTACCCACGCTTTTGATTCCCCAATTACCTGTTGAAATAGAATACTTTAACCAAGATTCCATCATAGATTGCCTAAAATATCTATGGATGTTGATATCGCTAATGATGTCACATGTGGCAATCGAATCTTGGTTTGCTCTCCACAAATTCAATTCTCTCTCGATCAAAGTTTTGACTTCTTTCGTCATTTTCCCATAGCATTGACGAAACAGGTTTGACATGAGAATTCCAGGAGTGTCAATTCTTTTGTGCATATAGCTATCGCGATTATCATAAGATTCGTACCCTAGATAAATACGAATCATCTTGCGAATCATGTAGCCAAGATACAATGCTTTTCTCTTATAACATTTACCAACATGTGGAAGGAAATCATTGATAATGTTATGTCTCAATATTTCAGGAGCCTTTTCACATTTATTATTTCCTGTCATGATTTTAATGAGAACATTTTCTGCACTTTCGTGAGTGTGAATATCACACGCGTCCTCACAACAAGCCATTAGTTCATTGATAATTTTTTGATTATCAACATCATCGATATCGTAAACAATATGTTGAAGAATTTCTTTGTCACTGATAACTCCAAGTGCACGAAACATAACAAATACAGGGATTTCGCTTTTAATGAAAGATGTATTAAGACGAATAATACGTCCCATGTGATTTAGTTTTCCACTCATATTAAGACTAGTTGTTTTGGGAGGAAGATACGATGCATCGCTCATTGAACGAATTTCGGCATAAAGACCTTCTTCATTATTATTTGGCTTAAATACAAGCGTTTTATTTTCATTGATTCTATCTTGACTGATAAGAACCTTTTCGCCACCGTTAATAATGAAATAACCACCATAATCATAACGACATTCGTTATTGTTTTCTTCACCAACACCTGGAATTTGTTGCAAGATACAAGCCTTTGATCTCACCATAACAGGGATTTTTCCAATAAACACGTTATTAATTGTTTTATTGAAGTTTTCAATGATACCATCTTTGTTGACTGTTTCAATTTGAACATTCACAGTTATGTAAAGATTGCTTGAATACGTTAACTTGTTCATGCGAGCAATGTAAGGAGTCATAATCGTTTGTGTTCCATCTTGAAGATGATACATTGGTTTTGTAAGTGATGGTTGGACAATGTTAATAGAAATTTTATGAGAATTGTCACCATTATCATTTTTTAATGTATTTGTGATTTTGATGGGATTAAAACCAGTAATAATATGCGATAAGGTACTGTCTATAAATTTGTTATAACTATCAATCTGATGTTTTACCAAAGGATTTACAGATTCTCCAGAACCTCCTTTTTGAAAATATGTATCAAGGATATCCCAGGCTATATCATTATTCATGGTTTCCAATGAAATTGAGTAATTATCATAATTACAATTTATATCATTTTTTTATTTATTTACATTTCAAAAAAATCACATTTTGATTGTTATATTAAATGAGTAAAAAATAAAAAAATGATATAGATTATAGTCGGTATATAATATAAAAATATGAAAGGTGTTTTTTTCAAACTTTGCATTTTATCGTGCATTCTTTGCATTGAATCCTTTACAAATCTTGCAAATATTCTTCCAACTAGAATTTGTAAACATTTAAAATTGAATGCTGCAAATCCTGAAAGAGTTATATATGCGTCTTATTTAATTGGTTATAGGAAGCAAAAAAAACTATTAACAAATATTACAAAAGTTACTTCAAATCTCATTCAATTTAATAAAAATGACACAAATACAGTAGTTATAAATAATACTGATAAAAAGGCTTCACAAATAAATATGGGAAATATTATACTAGATGTTACTGATGTAAAATACATATATATCACAACTGATAAAGATGAAATAAAAATAAAACTAGATAAAAAAGAAAAGCAGGGTAATCCATTACAACCTAGTACAATTTTTGAGAGCATACACAACATCGAAGCACTTTATACTACAATCAATTTACTAGAAAAAATAATTCATTTATCATAAAAATTACACTATTTATACAATATACATAGATTAATTCTACGATTTTCATCAATTGTATGAATTGGATATCCCACATCATTAGAATTAATGATAATATTTTGATTATCTTGCAAATTTTGATTTGTGTTGGAATCCTGATTGCTAGAAATAGTATAAATAGATATTGTGGAATTTTTATCAAGATTATTATGAAGCATTAATTTACCAGTTTGAATATTTCTATATAAAATGATATTTCCGTCATTATAAACAGAATTTAAAACAATATTTAACTCGCGTTGTAATACTTTGTTTAACAGAATTTGACGACGTATTATTTTCAAATTTTTTTCCAGTAAAATTTGTTTAACTATTCTTTCTTTCAAATCATTTGATAATATATTATCCATTAGATTAAGAAAAGTTTCTATATCACTGTGTATTGACATAATATGATAAAAAAGTCAATTTTCAAACAAGCAATATAGAGCGTGCCTTCTACACAATAACAAGATTATAAATATTTATTGCACATTGCAACTATGAACATTTCTATGAGTTAATTGTTTTGTCATATAAGTTTCTTCAAGGTTGTATCCAAGTTTTCTATAATAGTTTCTTACACCAGTTCCACTAATAATTGCCATTCTATATATTCCGTTTTCCACTGCTATTTTTTCTGCTTCTTCCACCAATCGCTTACCGTAACCTTTATGTTGGAGAGATTTATTATTTTGACATCCCACCGTCGACAGATTGGAGTATACATGAAGTTCGCGAATAAGTGCTGTATCTTTAAGTACATTGAGAAGATTTTTATGATCTGGATTTGTATTGATGCGAAGACGAATGAATCCAATTAGATATTTGTCAGTTTCAAATGAAATGTAATATTCATCTCCTTCAGATCCCCGATAATGTATTTTTTGTAGTTTTATATCATTCTCATCTACTTTGTTTCCACCTACTTCTCTACATCGAATACATTTGCATTTCCAATCATTTTTTAGCATATCATTTTGCAATAATTGTCGCATATTAACAGATTGGTGACTATATCCACCTGATATATATATACTTGGGATATCTCTTATGATTCTATTCAATCTTTTATAAGGCTGTACGTTTTTTTTAAAATCTTTGATAATTTCATATAATGTCATATCATCATATGGAACATAAGTTCCTTCGTCATACCACTGTTTGATTTTTGTGAAAGGTACAACAGCACAGGGGTAGATTTTAAGTTGGTCTACTTGTAATCTATCGTCATACAATGCTTGCTGAAGCATGGCAACGTCATGTTGATAAGATGATCCAGGAAGGTTTGGCATGAGATGAATATCAACTTTATAACCATTTTCTTTCAGCATCCTAATTGCTTTGTATGCAGTTTCTATAGTATGTCCCCTGTTAATTTTTTTTAGAATTTTATTATCAGTATGTTGTACACCAAGTTGAATACGCGTAGCATTATATCTTCTAAAATTTTTAATTTCATCAATATTGATAGTGTCTGGGCGAGTTTCTAGTGTAAGACCAATGATATGTAATTTGGCATTTTCATTACAATCAATTTCCTCTTGAAGTGACAATATGTCTCTTTTTTCGATATCAAAGAATACATTTGCGGCATAATATAGTTCTGTTATAAATTTGTCCTGATATTGCTTAGGATAACTACACCAAGTTCCTCCTAAAATAAGAAGTTCTATTTTATCTACGTGATGTCCTAGATCTATTAATGTAGAAACACGAGCATTAAATTGTAAGATAGGATCGAAATTATTATCGTTCGCTCTCAGTACAGCGGGCTCTTGAAAAAGATAACTACGAGGTTGATCAACCCAACCATTGTCTTCATTTGCTTTTTCATTTGGACAGTAATGACAGTCCCACTTACACGAAAATTTAGCTTTTTGTTCAATGCCGTTTTCATCTATATATGTAGGGTGAGCGGAGGTAAGTACGGTAACTACAATAACACCAGAATTTGATTTACTCTTTTTTTTGGTAAAAAGATAGCGTAAATCTTTATTGTTTAAATTTAATTTATCATATGCTTTAATAAGCATACTATTTGAAACAACAATTTTATATTTTGTTTGCAATGATAAACGAAATGCAACAAGATCTTTTGGTGTTTTTATTGTATCAGCTACAAGTTCTATCTCTCTTAAAAGAAGATCCCATTGATTTTTTGAAAGAGTATCTGCTTTATGTGATTTTTTGACAATAATGTCTTCAATATCGTGTGTAATACTAGCACAAGACATAATAATTGAATGTAAAAAAAGTAAAAAACATAATCACTTTTTATATAAATGAATCTACATTATTACTTCATCATATATTTTTTGAAATTTGTTTCAATGCAGCCTTATGTTTTTTAGAGTTCATATGTCTAGCATAATGATAAGTTCTAAATGATACAAAACAAGCCCCGCAACTACAATTAATAACATTTGTTTGTTTTACCATTTCATATTGTTCTTTCTCTCTTTCTTTTTTTGTTTCATTTTCAATTTTGTTTCTACAATTATTACAATGTAAGTAATATATCATTTCTTTTGCATTTTTGATGGAGAAATTATCTAATGACAAATTTTTGTGACATTTCGTACATTCAATGCAATGCATGGATAGTAATGTAATCATAATACACAGTGTCATTTTTTATAATTTTATATTATAGGGTTTTATCATTCTTTTTTCAAGTGTAAAAAATGTCTAATAATGGCATATTAAATGTTTATTTCGATTATACGTATATAATGTATATACTATGTGATAAAACATCAATATATTACTCGAGATTAAAAAATATAATTAATATACCAATTATTATTTGTTCAACGTCTATGTCAATATTAAATACCACAGAGTTTTCTAAAGAAGTAGGCATTGATAATGTTTTAGTTATAAGATTATGCACAATAATTTTCAATTTGATGACTGCGTTATCAATAGCAGTTTTAAATGTGTATAAAATTACAGAAAAAGAATTTTCATTCAAATCTTTATCAATAAGTTTTTTGAAAGTACATAATAAAATTAATATGGAAATTGCAAAACATAAGAGTACAAAGAAGAATATTGAAAATGAAATTATAAATTTGATAAAAGAATATAATACCCTCTGTGAATCTGTAATATTTCATATTCCAGAACATATTCAAAATAATGTGAAGAAGAATTATGAAAGTTACCATTTGCCATTTATGCCACATAATAATAAAATGAAACTAAATCAAATACTATTAGTAAATGCAAGTGGTGATTCAATCGATGTAAATATTGAAAATTCAAAAAATAGCCCTGATAGTTTTTCTTCTAATATGAACGCTGGTACAACAAGTGTTGATAGTTCATCAAGTAATTCATTGCCAAGTCCAAAATTAAAAAAATATGGTTCGTTTAATATAAAAAATAAAATTATTGCAAAACGCAGGAGAAGTTCTACATACAAAAACTCACCTCTGCGTGCATTGACAAAATTAGTTCCTTTGAAAACAACAAAAAAACAAAGCAAAGAAAGACAAATTAGCAATGACAAAAATAACAATGACGATTGTGAAACTTCTTCATGGTCTTGATTTTGAAGAATATAAGGATTAAGTATATTTTATATATAAATGAAAATCTATACCAAAACTGGTGACAAAGGAGAAACTTCTCTGTATGATGGATCACGTGTGACAAAGGATAATGATATTATCAAATGTATTGGTAACATTGATGAATTTAATTCCAATATTGGTTGTGTAATTTCATGCCTTCAAAATCTTCCAGAACCTCAAAAAAATAAGGTATTGGAATATATCGCTTTGCTAACTGATATTCAACATAATCTGTTTGATATGGGCGCTCTCATTGCATATCCAAGTGAAACTGGGAAAAAGAAATCTATTACATTTGACAATGATAGCAAATATGTTTCTAATCTCGAACAAGCCATTGATACTATGACATCTCAACTACCTAAATTGGTGAATTTTATTCTTCCTGGTGGAAGCATTGAAATGGCTGAAGTTCATCGTTCAAGAACAGTTTGTAGAAGAGCTGAAACAAGTTTGGTAGCACTTAAATCACATAATATCAATATTCCAGAAACATGCTTTAATTATATGAATAGAATGTCGGATTTCTTGTTTACGTTGGCAAGATATATTGGACATGTTCAAGAAATCCCAGAAGTTATTTATAAAAAAAGAAAGTAATTTTTATTTTTACACCTTTTTTAATCAAAAAAATATTAAAAGTGTCAAAATTTTGTTAGTACATAGCGCTGAGAGACTATGTATATTTAATGAAAATATCATTTTTCTCAACAAAATCATAATGAAATGTATATGATCCATTATGAAATAAAAAAATGTGTCACCAAAATTGTCTATGTCTTTATCACTAGACATAATAACTTATCATATGTGTCACCAAAATTGTCTATGTCTTTATCACTAGACATAATCATTTTCATGCGTCACCAAAATTGTTTTTGTCTTATCACTTGACATAATCACTTTCATGCGTCACCAAAATTGTTTTTGTCTTATCACTTGACATAATCACTTTCATTTATAATATTTCAACTACTCAATTTGTATTTTCACGTTTTCATAAAATGCATCTGATAAATTGTTCGGGATATTATCAAACGCAATTAATTTCATATTGTTGTTGAATTTATCAAGAATATCATGTTGTTGTAGCCATGATATCATATCTTCGTAACTCATCTTGGATAGTTCAAGGGATTTTTCCTTAGTAATGTATGAAGCTATCTTATTAATGTTATCACTTTTATCTCCAAATATTGCTTTATTATATAAATCAACTTTAGCATTTTTACTACCTCTCATAGTAATATCCTTAAATTGCATATTTACTATAGTTGTTCTGTCTGAAGCTATTTGAAGATAATCATTATCATTAGATATTACAACAATTGCATTATCAGATATGTTCTTGATTTTATTCTGCAACAAATATACTACATCATCTGCCTCTAGACGAAGGTATGACATTATATTCAATCCATGCTCTTGTAAATAATTGATGAAGTATGTAAAAATTTTACTGTTGAAATTTGCATTTTGTATACGATTGCCTTTGTACTCCTTATATATATCGTTTCTCCAAATATCAGATCTTTGACAATCTAAACAAAATACAATGTTGGTTATACTCGTCTTCCATTTTTTACATATCTTCTTCAAATCAGACTCGAAATGTTTAATAAAACTACTTGTAAATAGTTCATTGTCAATTATATTTTCTATATCGAACTCTTTTTTTTGAAAAGTGAACCATCTATTAGTAGCAAAATACCTGTAAAAGACATAATAACTGGTATCAACCAAAATTATTGGTTGTTTTGTAAAAACCAATGTCATTATTGATACAATATTATATGTGTTTATTTTTTATAATCATTTTTTTTTATTTTTGAATTTATCATATTATTTACATAAGAATTAAATTGGTTAAATCAAATTATGAATGAATTACACAAAGAGACATTAGAAAAATTTTGGACTATTTATGATACAGAGGGTACTGTCCAAGCATTATCTTGGTTAGAATCATTGAAGTATTATGAAGAATTTTGTTGCGACGATGTATCAAAATTATCATCTCAATTAAGTAATTTTTCATTACAAAATACCAATATAATGAATAAATAATATTTTTTTATGACATAAAAACTGCCTGTATTCCATTTTTAAACATTTGAATTGAAAAAACAGCAACGGCATAACTTTCAAATTTTTCGTCTTGCGAAATGCTATCGTTCAATGAGGAACTTGAATTCGTTCGAGGGCAAATCAATCTTCTCCGCATAAGAGAGCGAGAACTTGGTGGACGCAACTCTGTACATGCTCCTTCGGGAAATTATTCGTGTCACATCTGTCGATCTTCATTGTCTTCTCCACTTGGACACCTCGCATATCCTCCGCATCCAATCGACTGTCCCATCTGCTTTGAAAGCACAGATCCCATAATGGTTCTCTCTTGTGGTCATTTCATTTGTCGCGATTGCTTCAAGGGATTCTTTGGATTGTGCGAAAACAATCGCCAAGTAAGACGCGAAGCACAAGTAAGGCACGTAGTGCGGGTACTCCCATCACAAATTAGAGGAGAACTCGTTGAAAACAGCGAGCAAAACGAGACTTACAACATCACCAGGTTCTCAAGTTCATCGATCTCTTTAATATATGTCGATCCTCACACAGAAACGATCTCGATCAAGTTTGTGTCGACTGGAGATATGACATAC